CGATGATATCGTTTAACATTTGTCTGTCCTCCTTCTCGGGGCGGGCATTACGAGTGCAATTATATGCACAATCGTGTGTGAAAACAACAGTAAATTGTTACCAGGTTTTCCTTTAAAGGTTGCCCCGCCACCGTGCCAGCGATGGCGAGGCGTGCAGCAGATTCCAAGTTGTGATGCCTACTATCTGCTACGGCCATATCGTAGCAAGCGGGCAAAAAAATGTCGAGAATTGTTCCAGTGATTTTCGGTGCTAAAATAGCACTTTTAAAATCCTATTCAATACTCCCGCACTACGAGAGGTGAATTTATGAAAGAAGTTGATACCCAAAAAGCCATTGCAGCGATGCGTGAACGCTGCCAAAACCTTCCCGCCATCATCCGCAAATTAAAACAATCGGAAGGCTTGACCATTCAAGGGCTTGCAGATGGCGCGGATATCTCTGCGGATCGGTTGAAAAAGTTTTTCTCCGGCCAGCTAAAAAATCCCACGGTCGAAAACGTTATGGCAGCCTGCATCTTTTTGCGCGTATCGCTTGATACACTCCTGGGCAATCCCTACGGAGCAGAAACCAACGCCAGGATCGCAGAGCTTGAGAACGAGAATAAACACTTAGCAAAAGATCTTGCTCATGCCGAGAAAATCGAGGCATTAAAAGACGAAACCATTAAACGCCTGGAAAATGATCTAAAAAGCCGCCGTCCGCTTGTCTATATCCTGCTGGCAGCTTGCTTCGTTTCCGTCGTTATGCTTATCAACTACATGCGCATTGATATGAACACTCCTGGCATTGGCTATATCAATCCTGGCAGCATTCCTGTGGTCGTCCTTATAGTTGGCGCCGTTGCTGCTGCGGCGATAGGTGCCGGCACTGTATTCTTTGTGCAGATATTAAGAAAACGCAAAAAGTAACACCGTACCCCGTTGAGCTTTTGAAAGGGGAGAGTAGAATGGATTTCATAAAAGATGTTGGCAGAGCTTTTGCTCTTTTCTTAACGTATTTTTTTGTTGCAGCCTTAGCCGTATCAATATTTCCTGAAATTTTAGCATTATTCAACTCCATGCCAGAAGTTGAGGGATTGATAGCCGGCATATCTGTTCTGTTCCCAGTTTGGCCTGTTAATGCTCTTGCCAAAGAAATTGAAGAACAATATCGCCCGGTACTGTTGTTAAGCACGTTTATGACTATTTCAGGGATTTGTTATCTTGTGCTTGGCTGGAAAAATGGAATTGGCACATCTGCCACTATTGCATATATAATGGCCGGTTGTGTACTTGGCTACTTAGGATGGAAACGTCGCTACTTGGATACAACAGAATTTTACGAAACCGCAGAGAGGTATGAGCCTGTACAACAAACCAGCAAATCAAGCCCGCTAAAAATAATTGCAATCATGTGGGCTGTTGCGCTTGTATTGGTGGGCAGCTACTCTTTTGGGCACCACAATGGAACAAGCGACGGATATTTTGACGGCTACGACATTGGTTATAGCGAAGGGCACGACGAAGGATACGATCAAGGCCATACCGATGGCATGAAAGACGGCGAGGATTATTTATGGGACATTATTGGCGATAAGTATAGCTTTTACTATGACAACGCGGTTTTGGTTACAACCACTGGCAGCAAATATCACCATTACGATTGTTACCATATTGATGGCCGGCGCTATTATATTTACAATATCGAACTTGCAGAGGGCAAGGGTTATGAGCCTTGTCTTGATTGCTTTGACTAAAACTAATACAAGGAGGAATTTATATGTATCAACTACCACTGCTATTGCTGGAAGAAATACTGATGTACCTCCGCAAATCCAGAGCAGATGATCCGTCTTTGACGGTAGAGGAAGTGCTTGCAAACCATGAGAAAATACTGGACGATTGGTGCGAGCGCAATTTAGGAGGACGCATACCGGAAGAAAACCGCTTCCGCGAAGTAGTTTCCGGCGAAACAATAGAAAGCCGACCAGAAATAAACAAGGTCCTGCGCAAGATAGAGTCGCCAAAATATAAGGCTGTGCTTGTTGTGGAGCCGCAACGTCTTAGCCGTGGCGATCTTGAGGATATCGGCCGCCTGGTGAAGATCTTCCGCTATACCAACACACTTGTCCTCACAGAACGATACAACTACGATCTGGTAGATACCCGCGACCGCGACGACTTTGAGCGCGAGCTAAAACGCGGTAATGAATATTTAGAATATCAAAAACGCATCATGCAAAATGGCACCAGGCTTGCCGTTGAAAGAGGATGCTATCTTGGTACACATCCGCCGTATGGTTATGACAAAACGACAATCAAAGAAGGCGGAAAGAAGCTCCACACTTTAACGCCAAATCCAGAACAAGCAGCAATCGTAAAACGCATATTTGAGTGGTATGTTGCCGGAGTAAGCACCCACGAAATAGCCAAAAGGTTAAATGCTTCAGGAGTGCCTACAGCCAGAAACAAACGCTGGACCGCATCAAGCATTGTTGATATTGTCAATAACGAGCATTATCTTGGCTTGGTAAGATGGAACAGAAGAAAGCACGTCAAAACAATTCAAGATGGCGAGCTGATAGTGAGTACACCCAAACAAAAAAAATACACGTTAGTACCTGGTCTGCATCCAGCGATAATCGAACAAGAATTGTGGGATGGTGTTAGGGATATAATCGAGAAACGCATGCCACAGAAATCAAAAACAAAGTGCCGAAATCCTTTTGCCGGTCTGATATTTTGCAAATGCGGGCAACCTATGATTTATCAAACCCATCCCAGATCACAGCCGCGTTTGGTTTGTAACCGCGAGCCGGGCTGCGGGAGAGGGTCTTGCTTGGCATCAGATATGCACGATGCAGTAGCCAAAGCTCTAAAAGACGCAATCACAGACATTGAACTAAAGATTGATCATAGTGCGGCTGATAGCATAGAAAACCATAAACAGTTTATTACCCAACTGGAAAACCGTCTGGCAAACCTCCGTAAACAAGAGCTGAGCCAATGGGAAAAGTATTCGCAAGACGGTATGCCCAAACACATCTTTGACCAACTGAACGCGAAAGTGTTAAAAGAGATTGAGGAAACAAAAGCAGAACTTGATACTGCCAGAGAAACACTGCCGGAGCCGATAGACTATGTGCAAAAGAAAGCAATGTTCTCGGATGCTCTTGATTTACTTGAGGACCCATGCGCACCAGCTTTGGAGAAAAACATGCTTTTGAAGAAGTGCATCGAAAGGATAGACTATGACCGAGAACGTGAAGTATTGCCTGAAGGAAGAAGCAAAGTGGTACTAAAACCAATGCAACTGGATATCACGTTAAGGGTATAATTTTTTTTGTACCCTTGACCTCTATCTTGACGGTGTTACTTCACTAACACCTTGATGATAGAGGTCAGTAAAACCCCAGCTAAACAAAGAAAGAGGACAGGAGATAATCCCGTCCTCTTTGCTTTTTGCCTGCTATTTATACTTCATAACATCGTACATGAAGTAGTTATAGGCTTCCAATCCAACATTGTTCTCGTTCAGATATCTTCTGATTTTTTCTTTCTTGCTGCCACTGATAGTCTTGCCGTTCTCGTCCTTGTCAGCTTTGGTTGTGCTTTCAAAGCCTTTGAAGGCTGCATACACTTCCATATCAATGCCTGCAGCAAGTGCTTCCAGTGCTTCGTCAGTGCCCCAAAGATATGCAATTTCCTTGTCGCCAAGATTGTCGTACAACTCAACTGCAGCAGCTTTTTCAGCATTGGTAGGTGCGCCGCCATATTTGCCGGAGCCGTTAGGCTGATCAACCATATCCAGCGCCAACTGATACAACAGATATTCAGTATCGTCCAGGTCAAAGCCTCTGCCGGCATCAATGTCTTTTGACAACTCAATGCCGTTATTGTTCTTGGCTACCAGATCATACAAACTGCTTTCCAGGCTGGATCGCTGTTCCTCGGTTGCATTCTTCCAAACACTGTTGCTCTTGATGCTGCGCAGCTTGTTGTCGTACACACCCTGCTGTTCCGGAGCCAGGTATCTCTGTTCCAGGTCTTTAACCTCGGTAACACCCTGGTCCTTCTTCATGTTGGTTTCCATGCGCTTCTGGATCTTCTCAGGATCAATGCCCAGCTTCTTCATGTCGTTGTAGATGTGGCGATACACGTTAGGATCTTCCTCGTTGTATGCTCTGTAAAGGATATCTACAAAACGATTAGCATTACCGTCGTTGCTGGTGTTATAAATCCATTTCTCCATTTCATACTGTGCGGCAACATTGCCGGTTTCGTATGCGATGGTGCGGAGCAGGCCGTATACATCTCTGCTCAAGTTGCCGGCAGAAATACCGAATACCTTGCTAACCTGTTTCGCCAGGTTGAAGGTAGCATTGGGCAGTGTTTTCTTGCCGTCGCCGCCAACACTGGAAGCAAAGTTTTTGGAAGCGGAAAGGATGTCGCCCATTACGTCAGCATCCGCGCGAGTTACGTTGTAGCCTTTGGCCATAGAAACCAGGTCTTTGAAGTACGGAACATAACCAAGAGGATTCACACCGGAGCCAAGATTGCCGGTCAGTACAGCAGTGGTTGCTTTGTCCCACAGGCTTTCTTTTTCCTCATCCCAGCCGGTGAAGGCAGAAACAAATCTATCCCAATATTCTTCGTCCTCATCGTCGCGCATAGCGTCTACAATGCTCTGTGCCGCCGCGTTGACAACAGTGGTAAAGAGTAGGGCAGAAGCAGCTCTGCCAAACGCCTGAATAGCCTTGCTGCGCTTCGTAGCATCCTGTTCATTGACCATGTTGTCGTATGCTCTCAAGAGCATATTAACTACCATCGTCGGCTCACCCATGAAGGCTGTTGCCTGCTTATTGATAGTGTTGGCAGAGCGCATCAACTGAGAACGCTGCAGCACACCGTCGACAACCTGGCTCTGATCTACAACTTCGGTAAACAGTGCAGACACTTCATCGTAGAACTCTTTGCTGCCTGCAGCCAGGTTTTCGTTGTTACGCTTAACAGACCATTCGCAAGCATTCCAGATCTTGCCCCAGGTTAAAGCATCCGCTTTGGCTGCGCCCCACATCATAGCCTCGTTGAACTTCTGCAGCTTAGTCTGGCTGTCAAACATGGTTTCGTTCATCTGAGCATTGCTGATATCAAAGCCGCCCATATTCTTGCGTCTTGCGATCTCAGAATACTTCAGTGCTTTCTTCCAGCCACTGCCTCCGGTAACACCTTTGGTCAAGCCTTTGGTCATGTCTGCAGGATTCAAGACGATTGCAGCACGCAGGAAAGAAGTAGGCTGCTGGATGATAACACGGATGTTCGCACCAACTGCTGCGGCTCTTGCATTACCAACAACCTTGTTGATGAACTGTTCCACCAACGTATCAGCAGGTCGGTTGATGCCGTTCTGGATATCCTCCATAAGTCTTTCCCAATACTTATGCGCACCTTTGCCGCCGTAGCTGTCCAGCATACCACTAATGTATTGGCCGGTAGGTTTGCCTGCATCATCGCGGAACGTAAAATTGTACAGCCTATTAGCGTCCTCCATAGGAGCAAGCCAAGCAGCATAGTCAATCATGTCAGCCGCGTGATTAGAGAAGGTATTAAACACACCACCAATGTCCAGCGCATTGTTTGCATGAGGCACAATGTCCTTCGCAAGACCAATATTCTTGATGGAGCGAGAGTTATTGCCACTGTTCTCCGGATTGCGGTGAACAGCAAGCTCAGAACTCTTGATTGGCCAGTAATTAGGCTCAGTAAACTTCTTGTAGCCATATACCTTCATGTGCGCATCATTGCCATATTTAGCAAGGATAGTGTTGGTCAACGCCTGCAAACTATCTGCCACTTCTCGCTGCTCAGGAGTCAGCTTACCAACGATCTGCAGCAGATCACCATAAGTCAACAGGATAGATTCGGTGCCTTTGTTAATGCGCTTAGCTTTAACTTCCGGCTGCACGATACCGCCTGTCAGCAAGTGGTCATGCGATTGTTCGCGCTTCATCAGCTCACGGATCTCCATCATGTGTGCTGCGGTCAAGGTCAGCTTGTCGCCACGCTCAGTGGTGAACTCATGCACTTCTTTCTCCCAGGCTTTAACCTGTTTAGGAGTAACAATCTTGCGAACTTCCTCACTGATCTTATCAACCATGTTCTGCTGTGCATCCTGTGCGTCGCGCAACATACGGAACACTGCTTGGCCTGCCTCGCCATAGTGGGAGAAGAAGGTATACGGATTTTCCATATCCAGGCGCAAGGCTTCGAGCTTGTTACCTTTCAATCTGCGGCGGGTAGCAGTATCATCCACAAAAGCATCAGCCCATTCAACAGTACGTGCAAACTTCTGGCTGGCCAGCATCTTGCCTGCAGTAGAAATAGAATGTTCCACAGAGCGAATAACATGCCACACGGTTTCAAGCTGTTTGTAGCTCATGTCTGCCAGTTTAACATCGCTCATTCCCAACAATTTATCAAAGTTACCGGTAACACCATCCACAGGGCTGCCAAACAAAGAAGGATCAATAACCATGTCTGCACCTTCCTGTTGCAGGATCTTGGCGTACTGTTCTTTCAGCTTGCGGAATGCCTCAGTGCGTCGTACAGGATCACCCAGGTCGCTCTTTTGGCGTTTGCCGGTAACAGGATCAATGGTGTACTGGCTCTCAAGGTTGATCGCATCCAGTACAGCAGCCACCGTCTTTCTCATATCCTTCGGAACATGTTTTTTGTTAGTGGGATGTACCAGCTTGGCAGACAAATCATTAACGTGCTTAACAATTCGCTTGCGCAGAACTGCTCTGTTGCGCTTGTCGCTGTTGCTTGCCTCTTTGCCCAGGTAATAATCCTTAGTCCTCTGTACGGCCTCATAGCGTTTCTCGCGCTCTTTCTCGCGCACTTCAGCCACACGCGCACGTTCCTGCTTGATGATCTGAGCTATGCGCTCGTTCTTCGCATCACGCAGCTTCTGCAGCTTCTTGGCATCGCTGATAACACGCTTGGTATATTTCTGCTGCGCTCTGTCGGCAAAAGTAGGTTTCGCCTGCGGCAGCTCATAGAAGCGTTCCATAATGTCATTAGCAAGCCAGGTTGCAGCATCACGCATATCGTAGGAGAAGGGATTAACCTCAACAGGCTGCAGGCTGTCCAGAACTTCAGCAATGTGTTCCAGTTTGTCAGGCTGGGTAGTGTATCTTTCCTCGTCGAAGAACTCAGGATAACGATACGCCAGATCAGCATACATAACGTCAACCGGGATGCCATCATTGGTGATCTTGATTTTGCCAAAGTTTGCTTTGCGGAACTCGTTGAGATCAGCATAGCCCATAAAACTGCGCTCATACGCTTTGTCGAGCTTAACACCGATCCGGCGCATATCGTCGCGCAGCTCCTTGTACGCCTGGTACAGATGGTCGTCAAGATCACTGGCATTTTCAAGGATCTTCTCGGCAGTATTATAAGCACGATTGTAGGCTTCTTCCCACACGGCTGCATGGCCGTCCTCACCATTGGCGATGTAGGTATACAGATCGTTCAGTGCTTCGCGGGCTTCCTCAACGTCTACGTCGCTCTGGTAGTCTTTCAGCAGCTTCTTGGTGAATTTATCAAGGCTCTTTTTGTCCACTTTCGCAAACTTAGTTACCTTGAACTGTTCCCGCAGCCCCTGATTTACTTCCTTCAGCTTGGCGTTTTCTTTAAGCAGGTCGCTCTGCTCCTTGAGGGAGAAGCGAATATCCGGATCGTCGGTCGGCTTCTTGTTATCGGCAGACTTGATCTGTTCCGCACTGAATGCGATAGCAACAGTAGCAGGTTCAATCTCAACGTCAGCCTCGCCGCCGTAGTCGTGCAGGTTATGGAAGATAACACCGTCATAGCCGCGCTCATTTGCCCACTGAGCTATCTCGCGGGTATCGCGTGCATAGCCACCCCATTCGTCGCTGCTTTCGTATTCGTCCTCAAGATCGTTCAGCTCGTCAAAAAGCGCATTACGTTCCGCAGATCCGTGTTCCATGCTCTGCATCTGTTTCCACTTGGCATCAATGTCTTTTCGTGCCTGCACCCGTTCCGGAGTATTAAAGCGGATCTCGTCCCACTGGCTGCCGTCTGCATCGATGATAAGCGGATTAGTGAGGTTAAGATACACAGCATAATTCTGCGCGTTTCCTTCTGCCTCCAAACCTTCTACGCCACTGTAGGACGTTGCATTGGCAAGGCTGGAAGTAAAGAACAGGGAAGTACCATCGTCGGATTGCGAAGGATCGAAAATAGTAAAACCACCATTTGTGGTGCCGTGATACATAGTGAGCAGGTTGCCTTCAGCATCCCGCACTTTGGAATCTTTGAAGTATTCCTGCTGAGCTTTGGTCAATGTATTTCCCTCGCTGTCTATCAGGTTATACTCCTTATTATCACGGAAATTTTCTCCATTTGCAACGCCATCCTTCAAGCTGAAGCGGATATCCTGATCATCCTTATTGAAGCGCTCAGAAAGCGGAATAACATCGCCGTTATCATCGCGGGTTACAGGATCGGCGGATTTTAACTGGCTGGAATCAAACGCCAGAATGATATTGGATTTCTTGCCGGTATTAGCATCTTCCCACTCTGTCCAGAAACCATCAACGCCAGTAATCGGAGTAAGAATATCGTTATAGAAGCTCATAGCATCGACATAATCGCGAATGCCCATACCTGTCATAACCTCTTGGACGATATCTATATCATTACTACTAACCTTCAAGATGGTATTGGCAACATCACGATATGCCTGTTCAATTCCGCTTCCATAAGTGTAGGTATAATTGGAAATCCAGGTATCAAACAGCGCATCTTTCACATTATCATACTCGCCATCAGCAACCATGTCGTTGGCCTGTTTTTTGCAGGTTTCCTTGATGAGCTTAGCCAGCACAGTAGCATTGATGGTTTTCTTTGTTGAAGTTGCAGGCTTGGTAATATTGGCATACATCTTGAGCTGACGATTACCGTATGCCTCAGTAACTTCCGGATTGTCAGTAGTGTAGATGCCAAAGCCTTCCGCCGTACCATTCTTGCCGCCTGCAATGCTGGTATCAAACACAGTGAAAGAGTTGTATGTGCCGTGATATACAGGCATGAGCTTACCGGACTTGTCGCGGATTTTGCTATCAGGCATTGCGCCCTCTGCAGCCTCGTCAACCATCTTCTGTACAGTTGCCATGTCGTTGCGTTCAACGGCTGACAAGTAGTCTTTGTCCTTCAGAGAAAACTTGACATTTTCTTCCTCAAATGCTATACTACGGATAAGCCCGAATTGTGTTCCGGCTAACGGCACATTTAAGTTGCCGCAGTCGTGGAACCATTTTCGGGTCTTTTTTTTGTCCTCGTTGAGGTACAAAACAGACTCGTCTGTAATTTGTTTTGCAAAGTTGCTTCTGGCGTGTACTGTGCGGATATTATTGATAATGTTTCGTCCGTTGCTATCCAGCCTCATTACAATACCAACGACGACCGGAGTATTCCCCACAAACAAGTTGCCATAAACGTTTACAGTGTTCTTAATGTTACCTTTAGGTCCTTTGTATTCAACGATAACGATAGGATCGTTGAGCATATCGGGAATACCCTTTAAAACAGTAGGGGAGAGGTGGTCGTCGTGGTCATTCATGGATTTGCGGATTTTACCAACATCAAAATACATATCGCTTGTAGGCAAGCCCACACGTTCCAGCGCACTGCCTTCCTGAACTGTACCAACCTTTACGCGCGCGCCATCTGGCAGCTCGTTCCACTGATCCATTTTGCGGGCAAAATACTTATCCTCCTGGAAGCTATTGCCTTTCAGATCATACTTAACATCAGAAACACTTTCGCCCTTCGTCTGAGGGGCTTTTTTTGTTTCCGCTTTAGCCTTAACGGTTTCAGCCGCCGCCTTGTATGCTTCCTTCCAAAGCTGCTCAGCACGTTCCAACTGCTCAACAGTAGCACCAAATTCCTTCTGCGCTGCAGCATCCATCTTGGCTTTGTCGCCTTTGAAAGCACGCTTGATCTTCTGGACAAACTCACGCACAGCCTCAAAGAATTTCTCAGCCATAGAACGGGAGCTTTCGCTCTTGTTGGATTCATTCACAAAGTCGCGCAGTGCGTTCTCATCGGTCAGGATCAACTCAGTGAAGTCTGCTGCGATCTCGTCCATAGCTTCCTCAGTGCTGAGGGATACGCCGCTTCTTGCAGCTCTGTCCTGGTATGCCTCAACCAAAGTAGTGTTAGCACGTTTGGAGGACATAACCTGCACAGCATGGTTACGGAAAGCAGTGTATTTCTCCGGCGCCAGCTTCTGCATACGGTGCGTGATCTCATGCTTAAGAACAGTGAGGTAGGAGTTGGAGGCATCTGCCGCGATGGTAACAACACCATCTTTGTAAGAGCCGTTAGCCAAACCGCCATAAACCTGTTCTTTCATCACGATCTTAGTGCCAAGAGCCTTGCCAAGCTGATCGTACAATGCAACCTTGTCTGCACTCAGGTTTTTGCTGGATACCTCGTTCTGCACAAAGCCGCTTTCCTTGCCATAAATGGTTACAGGAGCTTCAGTGTACTTTTTCAAGCTCATAACAGCATCCTGCCTACCGGCATCGTATGCCATCTGCTGGATACTGTTAGTCAGTCGTGCATGCTCACGCGGTACTTCGGAAAAACCATCCTCATACGCACGCTGGAAGGTAGCGCGTACCTGCTCAACATCATCCACACCGTTCTCCACAATGCGCTGAAAAGCCTCAGTTCCGCGCTCGCCATAGTTAAATGCTTTTGCAACGCTTGCCACAGTCGCAGGAGCAGGGGTAGGCGCAACGCTATTGCTCGCATTGACCATTTGGTTATTCTGCACGTTGCGTCGCTCCTGGGCGGTTTTAGGCACCTCTGCGGCGGTCTGTACTGTAACAGGATTAGTAACAGTTTGCGGCGCGGTCTGCTGCTGGGTAACAGCATTTCGCTCTGCTGCCAGTTCTGCCGCAGCCTGCCCAAGAGTAGAAGGGGGCTGCTGATTGGTAAAACGTCTGTTGTACGCATTCACACCTGCATTGTAGGCAGAAATTCCGCCGATTGACGCACCGCCCAGGATGCCGCCAACCGCAAAGCCCATGCCAAAGTCTGTTGCCAGGCTGGGGTCGATAACAGCATCTTCGTTAGTCAAAGAGAAGTATTCTTTGTCGCGGTCGTAGATAGCCTTCTCTGCAAGCTCACTAATAATGCTCTGCACAACTTCTTCCCGGCCTTCTTCTACAGAAGTTTTCAACCACTGAAGAATAGCCTTACTATTCCCTTTTTTAAACGCTTTTGGCAAGGTTTCAAAACCGCCGCTAATTTCTACGCCAGAATTAAACGCGGAAGTTAAAAATGCAGTTGCAAGAGCTTCTTCATCAGTTGCGCCGTTTGCTTTGGCTTCCTCATAGTCCAGGCCAAGAGTCTGTGCCATAGAAGTCCAATAAAGCGGGTTTTTAGCCATTTCTTTAATGCCAGTTCCTGCAGCAGAAGCAAGGCGGGACGCTGCTGTAGTGCCCTTTGCAACCTTTGCAGCACCAGAAGCGAGGCCTTTTGCCGCCACCGACCCGCCGCCGGTAGCATAGGCCAATGCTAAATCAGGAAGGGCCGAAAGCAATCCTTTACCAATAGTTGTGCCTATTTCCCAACCTTTGCCGCGATCAGAGATAGAATCAGCTAATTGCCGATCCCAAGCCTCCTGTTCCTTTGTATAATACTCGTTCAGCCAGGAAAACGGATCGTTTTCTTCACCAAACAATTTTTCGGTAGGCAAGAGGTCTAACGTACTTGCAATTCCTCTCGGAAAAGTTATCAGACCAGCACCAATAGTGTTGCCCACAATCGTCCCGACAGAGGCATTCTTTTTTTCTCCAGGATCACCCACAAAACCACCGGTAGAACGGCCTTCGCTGGTCGTGCTGCTTTGGATTCGGTCGGGCTTATAGGGGGTTACGGTATCGTAACCACCCATAGGACCCTGTGCCATCTGTGCTTCGCGTTCTGCTGCAGCACGGCGTACCATTTCTGTTGCAGTGAGCGTTGCGCTCTGCGGTTTGGTGTTGCGCATATTATCAAGGAACAAGCCGGAAGGCGATTCTTTGGACTTGTCGCGCCCAGCATTCTTAGAGGTTTTACCTTCCGCCTCAAGCTCAGCCCTGCGTTTGAGGTATGCCTGAGTAAACTCGCTTACACCCTTGCTGCTTTTTTGGCTATTAGATGTTTCGCTTTTTTTTGTGCTGCTGTTATTGTTGGCAGCTTCCATAAGCTCTTTGCGGCGTTCTTGGTAACGTTTGGTAAATTCACTCACCATTCGCATTCACCTCATTTAGAAAAGTTTTTTCAGATCATCGGGATAGGGGTTGTACCATACGGGGCGTTTGTCGCCCACGTTGCGGAACTTAATCAAGCCGCCCTCGATATATCTTTCGATTTCTCCTGCCGCTTCCAGCTCAGCAAGGTCCTCGGCAGTAAGGTTGCCGCCGCGTCCAAGAGCGATTATAGAAGCAAAGTCAATATCATATTCCGGCTCAGGTTCCACACCCGGAGTATCCTCGTCGCCGGTATAGCCAAGATCGTCTTTTTCTTCTTTCTTGTCGCCGTCATATCCATTACCTTTGCTGGAAGATCCTTTGCTTGCATTGGCTTCTTTCATAGCCGCGATATAAGCACTCGCCTCAGCCGCAGAAATACCAGCCGCCGCAAGAGTAGTAGCATCCGGCATAACACCCTGGGTTAAAAACTCCATAGCCTTGTTATAAGCATTTGCATTATCGTTCAGACTGTCGGAAGCTTCATCACGGCTCAAACCATAATTCCATTCGTTTTCATATCGCAGATCCATCACGTTATCACGGCCGGCGTTGTAGTCAAAAGTCTTGTTCCACTGGAAATCGCCCATGTCGTCGCGGTATGCGCCGTAGGCAAAGTCGCGGTCGTTTCGCCAATCGCCCATAGTGTCGCGGTAACGGTTGTACTGAGTATCGTCCATACCCTGGAGCAAGCCCAGATCACGCACCTGGTTGTCAATGTCGGTCAGGTACATATCATAAGCCAACTGATAAAGCTCCGGGATTTTGTCGCCAAGCTGAGAAGCGTAATAGTCATTAGCCTGCTGTGCCGCAGTGATAGCATAAGAGTTCATACCACCTGCACCGGCCGCAGCAGTAGCCAAAGTATCACGCATAGCGCGGTCGCCCTCACGGTTATACATATCCGCATACTGCTGATACAACGGGTCAGTAGTAACGTCGTAGGAAAACTTATCGCGATTAAGGATCTGATTCAGCATATCCTGAATCTGCGCTTCATACTGGCTGTCAAAGGTCGGCTTTTCCTCGTTCCAATCAAAAGTAGGTTGGGTCTGCTCGATCTGCTTGATCAGCTCAGCATCACCATTCCAATAACCGGTAACAGGATCAAAAGCCACGGTACCGCCAAGCAAAGCGCCCAGCTCCTGGTTACGCGCCTCAAGCTGTCGCTTGGTTGCATCGTCCGCAGTGTGCCATAATTTAGAGTTGGCGTTCATTTCAGCCTTGATAGCTTCCTGGTCGTAGGTGTTGGTACCAACAGTAGTCGCAGAGCCGTTAAAGGTGTACGGCGAATATGCACCGTTGCTCATGCTGCCGCCGGAGCTTGTTTTATTACCAGTGCTGCCGGTGCTGCCACTGGAACTACCACTGCCGCCGCTGTTGTGTGTCCAGGTACCGGTGCTGCTATTAAAGGAGCTGCCGATCTGTGCGCCCAAAGCCTGGTTTGCGGCCTCAAGTGCTTTTCTTTCGGTTGCGCTTGCACTATGCCATGCGGCACTGTTGGCCGCCATTTCCGCCTGGATCTGTTCTTGAGTTTTTGCCATTTTATTCCTCCTTACCATTCCCCACAATCAACGGAGATATTTGTGCGTTTAGTAATGATCAAATCACCTGTACTGTCCAAATACATAACCTGCACGCCGTCCTTACCCTTAACGGAAAACTCAAAAGCTCCGCTTTCACCCTTACCAACGGCAAACGATTCACCCTTGCTGCCTTTCAGCAGGATATGGGAGCCAATCGAAACACTACCGGTATTGTCCGTAATGTTCGTAACGTCCGCGTTGATCTCGGAAATATTACGGCTGTCCAAGTTCATCAAAGTATACTCAAGCTGTTCCTGGATATACTTAATATGGTTTGCCATCGTCTTGATCGCTTCTGTGGGGTTGGAATATTCAACTTTCTGTATCTGCTTAGTGAAGATAGGCATTATACATCACTTCCCGTCGTAAACTCGCGGACAAATGTTTTAACCACACATTCACCCTTACCACGCAGGCGGATAGTAACACTGTCGCAGCGATTCGGCACGATAGGCACGCTGATCGTCTTTGCTCGCTCATTATGCCCAACGTAAACCTCGCGCCACTGTGTATCCTGGTCAGTCATAATATCAACCGCCAGCCACGCACCTTCCGCCAGGTCCGCACGCAGGTGGAATTTAGAATATCCCTTGCGCTCGTTCATGGTTTCATTGAAGGGGCAGAAAGTAGCACTCCATTCAACGTCGCTGCGGTCAGCAGTTCGGTCGATCTTATAAAGCGCACCTTCCTCGTCCAGTAGGTAAACATGGCCGTCATGGAAAGTCAAGTCAATAGCGTGTGTGTCGTCCTCACAAAGCCACATGTTCCGCAGCACGTCATATACAAACAAGCACCACTTCTCGCCATGCCGCATAGAAATGTAGTATCTCTCGCCGTCGCAGGTCGCCGCAGCATCATGGTATCTCTTTGTGCCAAATCTCGCACTGATCAGCTCCGGCACGCCACCGGTGTAAGAGTACACACCCTCAACACCCTTGTACAAAAGCTGCTCGTTCACGATCTTCAAAGAGCGTTCACAACCAGCCTGCACACCATACACATTAGCCGATACAAGCTGGAAGTTACTCGGTCGCACGCCATACAGCTTGTGCAAACTGTTCTCTTTGAAGAAGCAGATATGGGACGAGTAGGGGATGCAGCCGGTAAAAGCACCGTCCGTACCAACGTCGATCGCGTAGCTGTCTGCTGCCACACCGTCAAACACGTTGAAGTTAAGTGGATCAGAATACGCACTGCTGTAAATGGTGTTGCCTTTAGTTCCCCAGAGGCGGTAGTTACTTTCGCAGATAAATTCCAGGTCAGGAATAGCACGTTTGATGGTAACGCTTGCTTCCTCGGTGGTCGCCGTAAAAGTATTGGCAGAGAAGATCAGCTCCTTGCCGCTAACACCACGGATAATCGGGGTTTTGTTGTTCTCAGCAGTAGCACAGCCGGTGATAGTAACACCATCACCATCGCGGAAAGGGAAGTCCTCACCGGTAGTAGTGATGGAAGAATCAGTGAACACCAGGCCGGTAGCCGTGTAAGTTTCTTCCATGTTGCCGAAAACTTTGGTAGCCACGTTGTAATACTTCTTGTCCGGGAAGATAACAATATAGTTACCGATGGTTTCCGTCTGTTTTCTGCCTGGGGTAACATCACCCACATACTCGTTCTCATACAACACGCGCGTACCGTCGATAACCAAAAGCCCACCTTTGGTATGTAGAGTAGTAGGGGAGATATAAGTTGCAACTTGTTCCCGCGCTGCTCGCTGGCTGATGCAAGGATATTTCTCTGAGGAAAGGTTAGTACAATCCAGCAGATCGCCGTCCTGCCAGCCCTCGCCAAAGTTCAATCCCTTAAAAGCCACCACATATTTCTTTGTTGCCGATTTTATCGGCTGCAGATATGGTAAAAGCATTTCGCATCACCTCTACAAACGTACATAACCGGCAGATTTCGGCATGTTCTCCCGGATGTAGGCTTTTTTATAATCCTCAAACCGGGTATGGAACATCTGTGCGGAAGCATTGTACTTCTCAAACTCGCCGTTGTGGTAGTCGATCATGGCCTTGACGTACAGTGCATACACATTGTCAAAAGGAGAGGGGATCAACAATTCCCTGTCCATGTCCTGCGGGTATGCGTAGGAGATAGTTTCTTCATGGGGGAGCTGCCACACTGTGCGCTGCACCATGCCGTCCAGCTCGCTGATCCACTGCAGCTTATCTTCCTCACGGAAGGTGTTCGGTGCCATGTTGTCAATCTGTTCAATAATCTTATTAGGGGTCATATTATCCCTCCTTTAAATGGTCAGCCATCTTCAGGATTAGCTGCACCACATTCGCGTCAGAATATCCCTTGCCCTTTGCCCAATAATCGGGGCTGTCGATAATCCCGGCCGTATGCAGCCTCTGGCAAGCGTTTTTCAGCTCACCCATATCAGCAATAGGGGAGAGGCCGCCGCGCTTCACCAGCACCTCCACAATAGCGCGTGCGCACTTCTGCGCATACTCTTTAGAGAGGATTATCGGCACATCCACCACACTGTCCATAAATCCAAGCTCCAGGAGGACAGCCGGCCACTTGCTTTCACGCAACACCTGGAAATTAGCAGTAGCAAGGGGCTTTGCTCTGTTGCCTTTCAAACCGGTATGTTTGATCAGGCTTGCATAAAGCTGTCGCTGCCATTCAACAGCCGCTTCCGGTGCAATACGATAAACATAAGCCTCAATGCCGCCGCCGGTGCCGCCGTTTACGCCTGCGTTATGGTGAACACTGATGTAGATGTTAGGCATAAACTTGTTTACCTTCTTCACACGGTCGGATAATGCGACGTCGGTTTTCCCGTCGTCGCTATCATCCAGCCGCAGCAGCTCATAACCGTCATACTGCTTCAGGTAAAATTCAATGTAATCACAAATGCGGTCGTTCAGCCACCATTCGCGGGTTTCGTTAGGATCAAGGGATTTTAAGCATCGTTTTCCGGCGGTTTCCAGGCCATGCCCTGCACCCAGCGCAATCTTAAAAGTCATAATTGCCGCCTCCTTACTGCTCGCTTTCCGCCTTAAACTGATTGATCAACTGCCATACAGCCGAATCAATAACCATGCCCAGCTCAACCTCATCAGCAGTAAAGCCCTTGCCTTCCAGGAACTTCACAGCCTCAGCAAACTTCTCGCTCTTGGCGATCCTGCCGGCACGTGCCGCTTCCTCAACGGCAGTAACAGCAACACCGGCCCAATATGCCAAGTCGTTTGCTTTGTCAGTGCCGATCTTGGTTTTAATGTAGGGGACAGCATAGCGGGTAATAATCAAGGCAATAATGGTAATAACTGCGCTCAAAACTTGTGTAAGGTCGATAGTTTCAAACATCGTAGTCGTCCTCCTTTGTGGCGTTGTCGCCAAACTTCGTTTCGGTTTTCTTGATACATGAGAGCATCCACAACTCACCGGTAGTAAAAGCAAACCAGGCAGCCACCAAAGCCGCAGGCTCGCTTCCGGTGTGCCAATACACGGCCAGTACAGCAGCACTAAACAATATGTTTAGCACCACCACTACAACCACGATCACCTTTGAAAATTTCATAACATCACCTTAATCCACAATGCTATGGACGCCGCGCTTAGCTAAAAAATCCTTCTGCTTGTGCTTCACTTCCGCCGCATATTTCAGCGCCGCCTCGGTGTCGCCGTTTGTGTGTCCTCGTTGAAGTGCATGCGCGGTCGCCTCGCCTAAAGCGATAGCAGCTCCCACGCCCTCAACCAAGTGCAAAAGCAATTCCTCATGCGCAGCTTCCTTTTCCTCGCGGTATTTTCTGTATGCCTCAGTGTCCTCTTTGTCTTTCTTGCGATCTCTTGCAGCCTTAGCCTCAATAGCAGCCACAACAACGGTTGCCAATGCAGCAATCGCCGCAACTATAATTTCAGTTGGCATTCTATACCTCCACAGGCTCGCCCCATGCGCCAGGATAGTCCGCAGGGCTAAAGTTAGTGTTCTGGATGCAAGGATAAATCTTGCCGTCAGTCCAGATCATATACTCACCGGCTTTATAAATATCCATGCTATGAGTAGGTGCCACCCACGGACGCGCAGTTTCAGGAGTTTTGCCGTGTAACGGACGGTTAAAGGTAAACCAGGCTGCATTATCCGGCTTGATATCCGGATGTGTTGCGTTGTCGTATGCCTGGTAACATTCCCAGGTCTGGCCGTTAGCATTGTAGATCTCGCCAACTTCGTGCTTGCCTGCAGCCCATTCATCGTATAAGCCGCTTGCACGGATTCGCTGGTCGTCGTCCTTGATTGTTTCACCGTTCATGGAGAGCTTAGAAACATAAATTGCAGATGCCAATGCGTCTAAAGTTTTTTTAGTAATCACAGTGCAAGCCCCCTTTCAACTGCTGCAGTAAGGTCGGAAACATCGGTTTCAAGTGTAGCAACACGTTCTTCCATTGTCGGTGCAGGATCAATTCCCGGCTCAGGATGTTCCCAGCTTTCACCATCAAAGACATCACCAATGCCAAAGCCTTCAGGGATCTCCACAGCACCGATTTTTGCCGCATATTCAGCACCTGCCACGATGATATTCTCACAAATTCCGTTTTTAACAATTGCAAACTTCACAACCAACACCTCCTAATAAGCGATAATGCATACGCCCTGTACGCCTTTGCCGCCGGCAGCTGGTTCCATATAGGAATTGCCGCCGCCACCGCCACCGCCACCACAGCCGTATGTAGTAGCATCGCCGCCTTTACCGGAGTGAAATTCTTCGTTATTGTTACGATTGCCATAGGTACCATCCTCACCCGGATTATCAAAGGAACCACCGCCGCCTCCACCGATAATAATATAGCCATTAGTATCCGTGGAGGTGTAGCTGGCATAAGCTTTAGTACCATATCTTGGCGGGGTTATTCCGGTTTCGGTAACAACCGCAGCGGCACCGCCTTTGCCTGCCTCGTATTTCCAGCTTGTGTCATTAGCAGCGCAATAACCACCGGACGCACCGGAAACACCATAAACCTGTCCATCCAGAGGGCATCTGCCACCCTCAACATAGTCCAACATTACAGGTATTTTACCGTTCTCACCATCTTTCTGGCTGCTTCCCGCACCACCGGCCACATTCATGGCAGGAGCAATATATGCACCAAAAGATGTAATACCCCCACCAACAGCACCAACATTTACATTATAACTTTCTCCTGGATTTACCTTAACCGCCGGGATAAAACAGCCGCCGCCACCGGCACCACCGGCTCCGCCTGCACCTCGTCTGTAGTTGCTGCTACCGGTATTTTTACTGCCTGCAGCACCATCACAACCACCATTAACCAGATAAATATCAATTTCATACACACCATCCGGAATGGTAAATTCCTGACTCTCGGTTAAATACAAAATTCTATCTTTTTTTCGTGCTGCACCTGCATCCAACAAGTCCATGTTCTCATTGATAATCTGAATGTCGGCCTGTTCAGAATACAACGGTTTTTTAAGTTTATAATTGGTAGTTAAATTCGGCATAATATCACCTCTTATACTTTCCTCATATTCAGCAAATCGCTCCAAGATTTCGACAACGCATTATCCCAAGCCCCAACTCGGTTAAGCACCAATACCCAAGTACCACCATTGATAAAGTCAATCTCCATACTTCCGGGAGCGTAGTATTTGGTCTTGCTGTCATATCCCTCTACATAAAAACTGACGTCCACACCAATATCATTGCTTGCGGTAAATTTAATTGCCTTAAACGCATTTGTTATGACAATCGGTGTGTCCGTGGCCGCAAACTCTTTCCATACATGGATCGTCGTTTCGTCAATGTTTGTAACATTCCATCCGTCGGCATCTATAATCAAAGAGGACATACTGCCTGCCGAAATGGCCGTTCTTTTTACAACGACAACAACCTTGCCAATTCTGTTAAAGGAAGTAACCGATACATGAGGTGCCAGTTCTGCACTCTCCACACCAGCCTGCAAATACCCCAGATCCATCGGGTATATCTCCGTGATGGTGCTGCCAACAAAAAACTCCTTGCTAATATCGCCCTGCTGAATATACAAGATTTTTGGAATCAAAGTCTGCAAACTTTCACTTTTAGACGCCTCAACCGACATCATTTGGAGAACTGATGCAAGCTCGTCCCTTTCTTCGATCAGTTTGCTTAAATAGTCATTTAAAGTAGGCATAATTACACCTCACCAACAACATCAGCCAAAACTGTCAAAGCATCACCAAGCTTGGAATCTATATCTGCGAATCTGCCTTCCAGGTACGCATTGGTGTCCGCGTTCTGCACGTATGCCATGCTTTCCTCAGTGTCCAGGATCACCTTAACCAACACGTTAGCAGCAAAGAGATCAATGCTGCCCACATTGTTGCCGTGTGCGTCGGCCAGTGCAAAAGTCTTTACGGCAGTGGTGCCGTCTGCTTCCGGGTAATAAACCTTCAAACCCTCAACACCGACACAGTTTGCCGGGGACTTAAATGTAACCGCCTGGCCGTTGAACACGGTCATCTGCAGGTCAACTCTTATATATGCCATGCGTTTCGCCTCCCTTTATTCTTCAATGCTGGCCATCGCCAAGCCGGTCATCTGCTCAAAGTTCCCCGTGTGAATGACCGGGTAAGCAATGCCATTGGTATTCACGAACAGCACGCCAAAGGAAGTGGACACAACCAGGGAACAGCCCTCCGCAGTGTTGTCCGATGTGCTAATTGCGGCGCCCTTGTATCTTTCGTTGACGCCCAACGAAGCATACGCTTCGTTTCCGTTTATACCGAAAGCCGTTGCGTGAAGCGAGCCTGTCATAAAGTCGCCGGCCTTGTTTACTGCACCGATCAAAGCAGGTGTAATAGCCTTACCGCCCACCGGCTTATTGCCGCTTGAGCTGCCGATATACAAGCCCTGCTCGTCCTGGCAATAGGCTAATTCACCTTGTGCAAGGGTAGGCAGGTTGGCTTTATTGCCGCGCTTGATCTGAATTTTTCTTGCCAATATAATCACTCCTTTCTAAAAGGTACCGCCATCAATATCTCCGTTAGCAGCAGGGACTTGAGCAAGTAGTGTAGCAAACTGCGCCTCAGTGCCGGTGTATCCACCATCCTTAGCATAAGCATAAGCGGTTTTACCAGCCGCACCAGTAGCTCCGGTAGCGCCAGTGGCACCAGTATCACCTTTCGGTCCTTGCGGTCCGGTTGATCCCGTCGCGCCGGTTGCACCGGTCGGTCCTTGTGGGCCAGTAGCACCTTGCGGACCGGTAGCACCTTGAGGGCCACGGAGATCGGCAGACGTAGTTCCGGAAGCTGACGTAACAGTTAAAACACTGCCGTTCCAGGAGTGTGTGCAGGATGTTCCGTTTTTGCCGTTTGCACCTGCAGCACCGGTATCTCCCTTTGGGCCTTGTGGACCAGTGGGACCGGTAGCGCCCTGTGGGCCTGTATCTCCCTTGTCGCCTTTTGAGCCAGTATCACCTTTCGGCCCCTGAATACCCTGGATGCCTTGCGGTCCTTGTTCACCTTGTGGGCCGGTATCGCCGGTGTCGCCTTTAGGTCCTTGTATACCTTGTATACCTTGTGGGCCTTGCTCGCCAGGCTGTCCCTGTGTGCCGTCTGTGATAGTTGCGGTTTTCTGTCCATTCACATCAGTTATTGTGAGTGTGGTTACAGTGCCGGTCTTGCTGACTTCAATAGTAGGACTAAAGCCGTCAACGCCATCAACACATGTTTCAACAGGAGGGATAGATTCAATAACGCTTCGCAGAGCTTTATAAACTGCGTCGCTGCTGATCAGGTTGTCGCTTTCATCCGTTGGTGCGGTATCAATGCCAAGAGGCTTTCCGGCCTCCTTGCTCAATGTCAACACCGGGATATTCCGCGCGTTTCCACCGATATAAAGTTCCTCAGTATCCTGGCACAGACCAATTTCACCAACGTCAAGCTTTGGCAAAGCAGATTTGCCACCGCGCCGGTTTTGGATTTTGTCCACCATACCAGCACCTCCTTAGAATGTACCTCCGTCAATATCACCGGAAGCATTAGCCACAGCTTCATCAACATATTCTTTGGTAGCAAAGTCGCCACCAACAATGTCCACAGCTTCATCCCTTGCTTTTTCTGCTGCCACCTGTGCTGCTAGTGCAGCAGTTTTGGCTGCCTGTGCTGCCAATGCGCTGGACACTGCAGTATTTTTGCTTGCCAACGCTTCTGTTGCATATCTCAGTGCGTTCTGCGATTGCAGTACAGCATTTTCCTCGGAGGACTGTGCATTAGCCTGGTTTAAGCCGGATGCAACTTCACTTGCTTTGGCATTATCCTCGCTGGCCTTAGCATTATCCTCGCTCACCTTAGCCGCATTTGCGCTCTGCACAGCAGTTGTAGCGCTTGAGCCAGCTCTGCTTGCTGCGCTCACTGCAATGTTAGCATTGGCTTCTGCTTTGGTTGCGTTCTGTTCTGCTGCATCTGCATAGCGTACAACGTTTCTTGCCTCGGTAGCTGCCTCAGCAGCAGAATAAGCAGCCTCAGCAGCGCTCTGTGCTGCAGCTTCTTCACTAACTTTTGCTTCTGATGCAGCAGTGAGAGCAATAATAGCCTGTTCCTGCATATCACCCAGCAGGGTATCAATCTGCTTCTGCAACTGTTCCGCCTGGGTCGGTGTAGGATCAACAGGCTGGTCTGCCTGCTCGATGAACGGCGCCGGCTTTACGGTCAGCTTGTCAGATAAAGATCGCTGGCGTTTGCCATCTTCCCAGCCGTCAATTACAAAAGTCAGCTCGCCGGCCTCGCGCATAGGCTCACCGGGGATAGGCACGATGTAGATTAAAATGCTCTTGGTAATGTCCTCAAGCAGATCGGCAGTCAAAGTACGCTCAACAGGGTTTAAGCCCTTAGCATCCCAAAAAGTTACCTTCTTGGCGTAGCCTTCCCAGCTCGCATCAAACTCAATGCGCATTGCAGTAGCGTTAGCCTCATGCTGCACACCTGCGTTCTTATTGTCTTTTGTCAGGTGGTTGCCAGCCACCTTGACTTCGATGATTCTATCCAAAATATCACCTCACTTATGCCTGCATTAAGCCGCTTGCCTTAAGTGCTTCTATCAAATCGTTATGTGCGGATATTACTGCTGCCAAATCAGCGGAGTCTGCCAGTACCGACTGCGCTGCTGCTGCAGAAGCGGTCAGTTTACCCGGCATTGCATTTTCCAATGCTTCTGTTCTCCTGGCAAGGATTTCAGCTTCTCCTGCGGCGCACAGCTTAACGTTCTCGCTGCCGGTGCCCACATAAAGTGCTTTTTCATCCTTGCAGTATGCCAGCTCCCTTGCTCGCAGGGTAGGCATCCCTGCGCGGTTTCCACCTCTGATTTGTAAAGAATCTGCCAAAATATCACCTCACTACTATAAAAATAGAGGCAACAAACCTGAGATTGCTGCCTCTATGCCGTGTCATAGAACAAATTGATTCGCGGAGGATGTAATTACAGCTCTGCAGCCGCTTTTTTGCCTCGGCCAACTGCGGCCTCGATCATTTTGCTGGTTTCATAATCCTGATGTTCAGAGTTATCCAGCACCTCAGCGAACTTACGTTTGATTTTCACGCGCTCGCCACGTTTGATCACGCAGTTTTCACCGTTTACAGAAACAAACACGTCGTCTTTGTATTTGCCGGTATCTTTAAACAGCTTAACTTCAACGTATTCTTCCATATAAGCGATTCTTTCTGCTTTAGCTTTGGCTTTAGCATCTTCCTCAGCAGCTTTTGCGCCTGCTGCGGCTCTTGCTTCATCCATGATCTTCTGCGCTTCTGCCTTTGCATCAGCAAGCATAGCGGCAATCTGATCCTGCACATCATTGATATTAACGGGCTGCTCGTCTTTCTTGGTTGCCATAATTATTCCTCCTTGTATTAGGGTAGGGCAGGCGTTAAACCTGCCCAGCCCATTGTCTTTTATTAGTTGGTGGTTGCTTTATCAGAGAAGGAGGATTTACTCTCGATGCGCACCATGAACTGCTCAACCAGACGTTCAGCAACTTTGATAGCTTTCCAGCCAGCAGTTGCGCGCTGATCCAGCGGGTCAGAAGTACCAGCAGAACCCAGAGGTTTAGCAATATGCTGCAGGCCGCCGCCTTCAACCTCGGTAACACCGTATGCGTTGTCGCCCAGGATCAGGGTAGAGTAGATGCCGCCTTCAAAGATTTTTGCTTCGGTGGTTTCAACGAAACGCACACCAGCGATTTTACCGATTTCACCTTCGTACCAATCTTTCGGATCGTAGTCTTTAACAGCCTGCCAGGTAGGATCGTTGGTCAGATCGTAGGTTACGTCAGGATGAATGATTGCTACAAAGCTATCACCGATTTTCTCAGCGTTCTGAGTTTTCAGAGCGCGTACAGCTTTTTTAATGTCGTCAACGGACAGTTTGTCGGTAACAGAGCCACGATCAGAAACACCACCAGCATAGATAACGTTGGTACCGCCGTTCAGCACTTCACGGGTAATGGTATCCAGGGTAGCACCTGCCTGGTTGCCCAGCAGTTTGGTAGCCTGTACCATGTTGTTGTCAATAGCGGTCAGCAGGATCTGGTCGGACAGGGTTACATAGCCGCCGTACTGATCAACAGAAGCCTCAACAGTGGTAACGGTCAGGCTCTGGCCGTCAGGAGTAACGCCCTCAGTCAAGGGAGTCAGCAGTTTCGGCAGGGGGCTGTATTTACGGAACTCGATGGTTTTACCGCCGTTTTTCGGGATCGGATGTTTCTGGCCGAACTGATCATGCACCAGTTTGGGTACAGCATTATCAATCAGATAATCACTGTAATAGGTTTTCATCTCCGGAGAGAGAGAAGGAGTAGCGGTGGTCTGAGTGTTCGGCTCAGCAAAAAGCTGCAGGTTTACTTTGAATTTTTCCATTGTGATATTCCCCTTTCGTTATTAGCGGGGGAAATGGTATTAGAATGTGATCTTTTCCCCTCGCTGCACTCGGCGTGCAATCTCAGCTCGATCAGCTCGGTTGAGGTTATGCACGTCATTTTTCACGATTGCGGCGCTCTGAGAGGATGTACCATTCTCGGAAGGTCTTGAAGCTTTGGACTTGATCCGGGCTTCCATCTGCGCACCGGTAGTCTGTGCGGCGGTACGCGCTGCCGCTTCTTTGATCTCGTCCATGTGTATCAGCTCATAGGCTTTCTGCACCGGCAGGCCAGAGCGTAAAAGCCCCAGAAACTCCCGGTTGTTAGCCTCGGCCTGGAAATCGAAGGTAGGGTAGAGGGATTTCAATGCTTCGCCCTCTCTATACCACTTTTCAAGCTGCTGCTGCGCCTGCTGTTGGCCAACTTCTCGCTGGCGCTGTTTTCTCAGCTCGTCGTTTTCCCTTTGTAACTTCTGCATAGCCTTGTATTGTTCCACGGTCAATCCCGCGTCCTCGGCTGCAGCCTCCCAATACTGGTTATCGTTCTCGATTGCGGTCTGGAGTTTTGCCACGTCGCCATCTGCGATCTGGTATTTCTGCATCAGCATGTCCAGGATCGGTTTCTGTGCGGCCAGGCTGCTTTCCATACCTTTCACTTCCTTGAAGCGTCGGTTAAATGCCTGCTGGAACATCTCAGTGTACTGGTCTTTATATTCGCCCTCGATCATTTCCTTAAAGGCATTACGTTTCGCTTCCAGGCTATCCGATGTAGTAGTAACACCGGATTTGTTGCTGTTACCCTCAGCAGTTGTGTCCTCGCTGGCAGGACTTTCTGGCTCAGGCTGTTTGCCATACACCACATTAGATTCAGCCGATCTTGACCGGCGGCTGCTTCCGGTCGGTTTCACTTCAGCCTTTGGTAATGCGCCCTCGGTCGCCTGCGCAGCACCACCATCACCGGCAGCGCCACCTGCCGCGCCTTCATTAAACAGTTGCAGGTCGATTTTGAGCAGTTTTCTTTTTCGCATGATATCCATGCTCCTTTCTCGCGGACTGTTCCCGTGTGTCAACCGGCAAGCCCGGTAATTATAATGTCTACATAGTCCGGATACCGATCAGCGATCTGTTCCAAACCAATAGCGGTTACTTCAAGTGCAACGGCCGCACGCACACCACCAATACAAGTGATCTTCACATTGCCGTCGTCCACCTCAGCGTTCACATAATCCGTGTATTCGCTGTTGTTCTCAAGCCACCCAAGCAAGCTATATACAATCCCGGAAACGGCTGCACACACAATGTCAGTACCACGCTTGGAATATCCCGCATGTCCACGCACCAACAAAATGTGTTCATGTCCGTTTCTGCTATACTCCGCCTTAATCATTGGTCATTTTAGGCGTAGCGTTCTTAGCCAGCCTGTCGCCGTAGGCGGTCATATTGTGCGTCTGTGCGGCTTTTTGTGCTGCACCCATACTCGCACCTGCCTGGGGCACTTTGCTCTGCACAGGGGCAGCAGAGGCACCGATCATCGGCACTCCCATAGCTGCTTTCAACGCGGCGTTCTCCTGCATAAGCTGCATTACCACGTTCTGCAAGGTCTGTCCCTGCTGAACACGCTCCTTAACGCCTTCCTCGCCGTCAAAGTCCATCAGTTCTAACGCGGTCATGCTCTGTTCGGCAAGCTGCGGATTAAAGAAGCCCATCTGATAAAGCTCTTTGGCCAGCTCGTTCTGCGCCATCTTGGAATAGGGAGAACGTTTCTGCGGCTTGATTACAATGTCAAACACCGGTCGGCGTGTAGCCTCCACATAACCAGGCTCAAGCTCCTGGCCGGGATAAGCAGGCGGGATAGCCTGTCCCTGCAAAGCAGCATTGTTATACTGGATGTACTCATACTTGCCGGTGTCGCCGGTAATACGGAAGGATCTTGTTTCGTCGTAGAACTGACGGATCAGCTCAATAGCCAGGTAACATTCCTCGGTATAAGAGCGATAAGAAGCGGAGATAAGGTCTCTCGACGTTTTGTTGCCGGCCTCCTGTAACGCGGCAATGGCGGCAGCAGCGGTTACTCCGCCAGAGGTGCTGCCCTGCGATACATCACGGTTGGAGGATGTTTCTTTCAGCTCGTCGATCTTCATCTGCAGCACATTCAGCACATTCGCGCTTACCTGCTGCACCTCAATAGGCTGCAAACGCTCTGCGGAGATATCACCCTCAACATGAACAATAGGCTTGCTCCAATCTAAGAACTCGTCCTCATTCACGCCAACGGCTTTCTTAGCCCAATATCTCGGCTTAGCTGCCATCATAGCGTTTTCCAGGATCACCTGAGAGAGCTTGTCAATGTACATCTGTGGCGATTTCATAATGGAAATGTAGCCAAAGCCCACCGGTGTACCTTCCTCCGGGAACAACACATCAAAGCAAATAGGGTACTTGCCATGATCGTAAAAGCCCTTGTCGGCATATTCCGGCTCGTTCTCACTGGCAAAGATGATCTCGCTGCCAACAAACTTGCAGTAGTGCAATACCACCTTGCCGGCACTGTTGCGCTTCTTGTAATACCAATCCACCACAACAGATTTATCAGTAACATCCACAGTATCGTCATACACATACTGCTTCACGTCGATGATCTGGCCGCCAACCTTACCTTTAAGCTGCGGGTATTCCTGTTCCAGCAGGTCATTGTCTTTCAACGCCACCACAAACAGGTTGCGGCTGGCCTGCAAGTCAGTAATACCAGGCTCCCAAAAGATGTTCAAAAGGTCGATAAAGCGAATATCAATATCGCCCATACCTTCCTCAAGGTCATTGTTCCAGAACACGCCTTTTGCCACGATGCCATGTTTCAACTTGTACCAGCCAGCATCACTATAAGTGTCCTCATAGTTATTACGCTCAAAGACAACAGGGAGGATGGAGGATAAGGTCTGTGCGTCCTGCTCGTCCATTCTTTCCCTCGGCAGCACATTCGGCTCCGGGTAGTTGTCCATAATATCCGCGTGCTTTGCAGCGATAGAGTTGAACAACCATGCGCTGGTCGGCTCCGGTCTGTCATTGTTTGCGTCGCTTCTGCCGATAACATCCCAATGACGCAGCTTCCACCACTGTTCTTCCTCAACAATGCGGCTTTCCAGGTTACGCTTGCCGTCCTTGTACTTCTTCAGGGTAGCAATAGCCTCGTCAATATCCTTCTTGTCCAGGCCCTTGCTTACCGGCTCGGCTGGCTCCTGGGCCATTCCTTCCGGCATAGGCTGTTTATTACCCAACAGACGTTGTGCAGCCATCGGCAAATAGTCCATGATGGTCTTGCCTGCGCTGTTGGGGGTATTAACATCAACCACGTTTTCGCCTCCTTAATACTTGCGATAAAACGCATATTTATCTCGCTGGGGTTTATCATCATCCAACGGGTTGTATACTTCCGGTTTGCGCTCTTTCACCTTAACCGGCTTCATGGGGTTAGCCATGCACATGTATCTGCTCTCGTCCGCCACATGATCCTCCTGCTTGGTGTCAATGTCCTCCGGCTTATGGTCGTCATACATCAAAAGCGGGATAGTACGGATAAAAGCCTTGCAGCAGGAGAAGATATACATCATCGGTATGCCGTTCTCGTCAAACTGCAGGCGGTAGTGCATCTGCATCCAGCCGGGTATTCGCTTGTGATCACCTTTATCAAAGTACACACCGTACTTCTCGGCTGTCTCTGCGATTGATACACCGTGAGAAGCATCCCAGATCGCCGGGTCAGCCACACCATTGATGTGCTTATCCTTTAACCACTCGTGTTCAACTTCAATCCGGTGGATCTCTTTGAATATCTCATCCGGGGACCATTTAACACCCGTATCCGGCTCATTCTTCACACAACCATACAATTCCAAGATGCGATACAGCCTGCCGTCATAGTCCACAGCCCACCAAGCACAAGAGAAGGGCTTACTATAACCAAAGTCAAAGCTGCGCCAGATCGTCCAGCCTTTCGGTGGATCGAATGGCTCAATAACATGCGTCCACAATCTATCCTCATAATGGTCGCTGTCATTTCTAAATTCCTCAAACACCTGGCCTTCGTAAACATCCCAACAGCCGTCCAGGTGAGCTTTACGCTTATGCTCAGGCAAGGCTTTCAGCATGTCTATGTATTCCGGGTTAGCTTCCATCAGCACTTTGTTGTCATATACAGTAGCCTGGATGAAAACATAATCGTCCGGGTTTTCGCCGTCCTTATAATTACGGTCAATGAATATGCGCTTAATGAACTCATGGCCCACGCCACCGGGGTTCATCGTGTAGTACACACGCGGCTTAAAGTCTGTGCGCGTAGTACGGAGGGAGGTACAAATAAAAGTGATCCATTCTTCCGGAAACTGTGTCGCTTCCTCAAATATGATGAAGTCAAACTCCTGTCCCTGGTATTGCAGCAAGTCGCCTTCATTATCACAGTAGCCCATCATAAAGCGGCTGCCGTTAGGGAATAGGAAAGCTCGCTGATCACTGTTATACTTCGCATATCCGTACAACTCACTCATAAGCGGGATAATGTGGTTGTTCCTCAGCTCCGGCATTGTACGTCGTAATAACAATCCTTTAAGGTTGTCATAGTTCATACAGAGCATTACGCCTTTACGCCTGCCGGACCAGCTCTTGCCACCACCACGCGCGCCGCCATATCCAATGTGCTTTGCAGTAGCTTTGAAGAATTCAATCTGTTTCGGGTTAGGCACTTCCTCGCGCAGGTGCTTAAAGATTAAAGGCTCCATTACTTCGCCCATTCTGCGATATCTCCCCTAAACTCAATCACCGTCTTGCCGCCGGTTTCCATCTTGCCGTCCACGTCCACAGCCTGTGCTGCTTTGCCGTACACCTGCTCAATAAAGAAACGCTCAATATCAGCTCTAACCTTAACAGGCGTATTAGGATCATCAGCAATAGCCTTCAGCCTTGCCGGTGCTTCCTTCGCATATAGCTCAAGCTCAACAGGCTTCTTTGGTCTGCCGCCAGGGTTAGCGCAGTTACCTTTAACAAATCTGCCTTTACTATCCCTGTCAGTGCCGTTTTCTGCCCGTTTCTGAGGCTTTTCTGCCATGCCGTTTCACCTCGCTTCTCACAAATCTACATATACACCGTAACTCAAATTTGTAGGAAAATTCCCCTTAAAAGAGTATTTGCAAAAATTTTTTTCACACCTCGACACACTCCGACACAGACCGCGCAAGGGTAGTGCTATAATCCAGGCAGGAGGTGAGGTTATGGACAACAGAGTATTACACGCACTGCAACTTGTAGCAGAGCAGAACAACACCACAGTTGAAGAAGTCCGCAATGAGATCCAGGCTTTTATCCACTCGGTAACACCGGATGATCTTGTAGCCCTTGTCGCAGATCTCATAAAAGAAAAAGCCCCGGTGGTATAATCCATCCGGGGTTTCTCTATTTTCTCGTTATTATCCAACAATCTTAACCTTGTGGTTAAATGCCTTCTCAATATCCTCAATAGTCATTTCGATAGGATGATGTAACATTTCGGCTACGGCCGCCTTCGTCGCTTCTTTAACCTTATCGTTTATCAAGCTCACATAATACTTCTCGATACCTTTGTGCGTTTCGTGTTTTTCAATCACCATTCTTTCCAGTGCATCAATACGCCTATTCGTCGCCTCTAAATCAAACACTAACTGTCTGATGTCTTTGACCTTCTTCCAGAACATTTTTAATCCCTCCCAACTAAATAATCCAGCGACACTTCCAAAAAGTCCGCCAACGCCACCAGGCTTTCCATTGTCGGCTCAGCCTCGCCACGTTCATACCTTCTCACGGCATCAGGCGCCAGGCCGCATAACTCAGATAACACTTTGCGGCTCATTCGCCGTCGCTCTCTTAGCGTCTGCAGCCGTCTTTTAAATACCTCGCTCACACCTGCCACCTCTGTCGCATTACTTAACGTCCTTAAACAATCCTGCTTTCTCAGCCTGGCCGTATGTCATGCCGGCTTCCTTTGCGATCCTCACACACTGCGCCAGCTTGCTTTGTGCGTATGCTTCATAGCTCAGTGTATTAAGCGTATCAATGTAACCGTCTTTCTTAACCTTCTTGCGGTTATTAAAACAAACCACGCAGCAATACTTCTGCTTGGAGTTTTTCTGCCAAAACACTCTACCGCAAACAGGGCAGGTTAGCTCCTGCAGCACAGCCTTTTCCTTTTTCGGCTTGCAGTATTCACAATACACCTGCGATCCATGTTTGGCTTCAAATACCTTGCCGCAGCCTTTACAAACTTTCTCCACTTTCTATTTCACCTCCGCAAGCAGCGTAGCCAGCTATATCAATCCAGTTATCTTCTTTAGCATGGCCGGAAGCAATACGCGCACCTTTTAACAATATCAGCATAATAGCCACGTCTTTTGCCGTGAATTTAACATCACAATACGCTTCCCACAGCCTGGCGATCCTGGCGAAGTTGTCCTCCGGAGATCCGTAATCCTGCTCACGATCACCGCACACACATTTTTCTGCTGCTTTCAATATCTCTTTTCGTTTCATGTTTGTCTCCTGTTTATCTCTCTACAACATTCTTACACTTGCCACAACACATACTGCCCTCAAAGCAGATACCCATAGAATCACAAGTAGCACCGGCCTTATCAAACAGCAGGGGAGCAATTTCACGCACCTGCTTGAGCATCTCGTTTGCCAATGCCCGGATTTCCCATTGAGCACGAGTGCAACAACGAAGCTCAAAGAAGTGCCACAAACTGCGGACATTCATAGTAACAACCAAACTGGTAGCAGCCGCATTCGGCAACACAAAGCGTGCATCTTCAGCCGGGACACCTTCCATCAGCAAATAACCATACGCAGCCTGCGCATAGGCCATAGCACTTTCATAAAAATTCCTTGCTTTTTCATTACGGCTCACGCTCGGCGGAATAACATAATCAAACTGATTTTCTTTTACATATCGCTGGGATTTCTGGGAGTAGGAAGCACCCACACGATGCCGCACCAACTGATGCGAACAGGCCCGGCTGATCCCTTCAATAGCAAAGGTAAAAGATACATGCTCCATTGGCGATTCATGACCCAGGCTCACCAGCTTCTTAACAAACTTTTCTACCTGATCCGGAGAGAAGTTTTCTAAAAGCTCTGTTGCACCTTTAGGAGAATAACAAAGCCTGGCTGCCGCAGCCACAATTTCCTCCGGATCGGGAGTATGCGCAATTACTTGTACTTTCATAGCAGCCTCCTATACATCGCCCTCTGCCCGGTTGATGCTTCGTTCGGCAGAAAATCCACTTGGGTAACGCTCGTTGAGCTTGTCCATATTTGCATACATCACTTCCGAGAAATCAATTCCAAGCTCATTACACAAAGCACACGCATAGTAAAGAATATCGCCAAGTTCAAGCATCGCATGGTTCACATCAAGATCATGCCCATGATAAAAATACTTTTTAAACATATCCTTTAGTTCGCCGCCCTCGCCACCTATACCAAGCAAAGCATTATTAAGTCTGTCTTTGCTATCAAGATTCTTATTCCAAGTCCTGTCAACGATAGCCGGATAAATGGCAACAATATCAGCCGCATCTGCCACATCACCATACCTTGCGCCGTTCAGAATCCTATTAAGGGTTACTCCCCACTTAATGCCAAACAAGTCCTTTAAAGCCTCTTTAGTCCAACCTTTTTCTTTCAAATAGCGTATAGCCTGCACTTCTTTGTTGGTGAACAAAGCTTTGCCAGAGTTCTCGCCTTTAGCGGTATTTAATCTTCCGGCGTCTTTAGTATAGTTTATATTTTCTTTAGCACTAACAAGCTCAAGATTCTCAATATGGTTATTCCCTCGATCGAAGTCTTTGTGATTGATCTGCAGCCCCTCGTCAATATCACCATAACAAAAATACCAAATAACCCGATGCTCGCAAAAATAATATGCCTGATGATCATACATTTTGCGTAGCACATAATACCCGTTTTTCGCTCTTCGGCTTAATGGTCTGCCATCTGCACGGTAGATGTGCCAATCATCGCCAATAATAACATTGTCCTCCTTTAACCTGTTACAAAACTCCGGGAAAGTCATTTTTTTATTTCCGTTCATTTAGTCCTCCTTCAAAAGTTCCGGGGTATCGTGGATGTTGCCGATTACTTCAATGTTATAGATTTCTTCCCAACCCCAACCATCGCCAGTTGTCGCAAGAACATAGAAAAGCGGCGCGTTTTCATAATAATAAACTGTGCCCACACGACTGTTTTGGTAGCCAAGTGCATTTGTGCGAGAAAACTTAACAATATCGCCCTCAAAAATCCGCTTGCCGTTCTTGTCTTTCAAGCCTGTGTACTGGCCTACGGTGGTGGGGTCAACATACTCACATTCGCCACGAAGCCCCAAAATGCGATGCTCCATCTTTTTGGTGCCGTCTTTTAACCTCTCACCATCTTGAATATGATAGCTGCCCTCGAACCATTCACCATCTCTATTTCTTCCTCTAAACAAGATCTCACGCATCTTACCACCTCGCCAGCTTGCTACAATCACACAACAGGGGAGTATCACCAGCCAACACAGCCGCCGGAATTACCAAAACACCGAGCAACAAAATAAAACCGATGATGTTCATTATTTGTCCTCCTTTTTAACAGCAGCCAGTGCGTTCAGTTTTTCCTCCAGCTCAATCAAATCACGTGCAGAAACAACAACACCGTCATCATCACAAACAAGCGAATATGTATTTCTGCCCAGGCCGCAGTAACTATTCCTGGCCGAAAACTTCATTCTCTTGCCACAAACCGGGCACACCTTGTCTTTAAAGAAGTAACTCAGCAGGTCTCTGGCCGTCCCTTTAGTAAGGCCAATGTCCCCATTCCTACACGATAGACTCTCTTTTAAGTGGGCAATCTCGCGCTCCAATTCAACGAGTTTTTTGCGGGTACTCATGCGTCCAAACATTTATTTGTCCCCCTTAAAAGCAAGGTTTTCCAGCTTATTGTTATATTTATCGCCATCTAAATGGATAACCGCTTTGCCAGGCGCCCATTCTTTAGGTCGGAATGTACGCATCATAAGGGTATGTACTGCTGTAGTTTTGGTTGTTCCATCCACATACGGAGATACATAACGCCCATAGATGGTTAGCGAAGGGGTCAACATCCCTCTTGGCCCAATAACATCACCGTCACGAGTGCATTTATATCCTGGGAAGCCAGGGATGTCCTTGCAATATTTGCCATCATCCTCTGCAGATTCCTCGATATTATCCGCAGGATCTTCAGCATCTTCCCAAGCACCAAGATTGTCCTCAAGTGCTTCTTTGAAAATGTTTCGCTTCACAGGCTGCGGCGGTATAGAGGGGACAGTTCTTTGCGACACAAAGGGAACGCTCAACTGTGCGTATAGGTCTACGCCTATTGCCATAGTGTTTTGCATCAGCGCAACCACCCCTAAAATAGGCTCATTGTATTTGCGGCTTACTTCTGCAGCTTCGCCCAAAAGCCGTTTTGTAATTTCGTGTACATCTGAAATCAATCTCTGGTCAATCATTTATTTGTCCTCCTTTACCATCTTTGCTATATCGCCATTCTTTTGCAGTTCCAAAAACAACCTATCGATCAATCTAACAAAAGCCGCTTTACTCATTCCTCATCCCTCGCTTTCGGCTTTGCGTAACTACAAAAATCATCCTCATAAACACAACTCTCAAGCCCCACAAGCTCAAGGCAATCGCCTTTGTGTTCCTCGCCCTCATAAGGAGAGTAGTGCTTACAATCCTTGCATCTAATTACTGGCTCGGCATCAACTACGGGTATCTCAGATATAATCCTGCATACCGCAGGCAACACCCGGAGGTTTTTCATCCGTTCTTTTATTTGCTCATACAGCGCATCTGCATCAATCAATCGCATCTTTCACACTCCCTTTCGCCGCCGTAGTCAACGCCTTTTCAACATCCCAGCCCCTTGCCAGCCTGCCGCGTACTGCCTGCGGCTTGAGGCCGTATTTCTCTGCCCAATACTTGATTGATCCTCGCTCTGCCTGCCAGCAAATACATTGATGCTTGCCCGACCCAATCAATACCGGCTTATCATAGTCCAGAATAGCCTCTGCCTTTAATTCTAAATCAGCCTCTAAAGCCAAGATTCCGTGTAAGTCCTCAAGGGTTACTGTTCCTGCACAAATGCACTCAAACTGCAACAGGTATTTACGGACAAAGTCTGCTTAAGCCCAACCGTTAAGGCCAAAGATATCATGTGCAGCAATAGCCACCGCCACAGAGGATATCTCTGCCACTTGGTCGGTTACTTCGCTGCGTATCTCATCCATCTTGGCATTAGCCAACTTGTCGATTTCTTTTTTGGCTGCAATTCTCTGTGCTGGCTCAAGGCGAAACGGCGCAGGCTTTTTTATTTTGCGTTTCTTACTCATCCACTTGCCCTCCCCATTGTTCTGCCATAGCCTTTGCAATGCCGAGGAAGGTTTTGCTGCGGTCTAAAGCAACCTTAGCCACACCCAAGCTGCCGCCGCCACCTTTTGCGAATTTACTGGTATTGCTTGCAACATAAGGAGCATAAGAACCAAGCACAGAAGTGGATTCCAATGGAGGAAGCCCTTTGAGCCACAACAAGGTTCTTTTGCTGTACGGATGCCCAAACTGATAAGGCTGAATAACTTGCGAACTATTAGGCAACCCCACCACCTTCAGAGGTGTCGGATTCTCAATGGCTATCTTTTCGCAATCAGCATTATAAATTGCCATGAAAAACTCTTTAGCTGCCATAGCTTTAATAAACCTATCACTGTCAATCTGCCCACTATGCGGAAACATTCGACAAGCACCAGCTTTAGTCATATAAGTGCAAGGAGGGAAAGCGATAATCATATCCCATCTTCCACGAATGCGGTGTTTTATGCCATCCATTGTTTGGAAATGAAATCCATAATACTGGCAATCGTGCAGAGCGTGAACATCCGGGTTGAGTAGTTCCAGCACATCACCCTGTATATGCCATTCGGGATGCCCACCGCTGCACTCCATAATGTCGCAACTAAAAGCCCTATGCCCAAGCTTGCGGAACTCAATGCACACGCGCTGGCTTTCCTCGCAGGCAATCAACACATTCATCTGCTTAACCATTTATTTATCCTGCCTTTCCAGTGCGATCAGTGCTAAGATCATCAGCACACAAACACCAATCAAAAGATGCACTCCATTCATTTTTTCTGCCTCCTTTGCTCACAAATAGGCGTATCCAGCTTGGTAAATTCCTCGTCGGCCACATACTCCGGACATTTGATTACTCGGTATGATATGCCCACATTACCGGGGTTAGAGTTGGCTACAGCCTCAGCTTCCCAGCCTTCCACCGGCTTAAAATACCGGCTCCAACTGCAGCCACGCTCACTATGAAAAGTAGGGTAGGAGTTATAACAAAACCAACACAAGCTCGGCGTCTTATTGTTAGTTGCCATCCCTGCCAGCCTCCCATTCCCGATAAAGCTCCATCCAGTCGTCCAGCTCCATGATCGCTAGCCACTTAGCATTGTTCCGGCGATACATCACCACGGGCTTTTCGCCGTCTTTTGCTTCGCGCTTCGCCTGATCCATAGCGTCGTAAATCATCAATCGCTCCACGCGCTTGCATTCCAGATGTATTCCCGGCAGGCCTATCACATCAGCATCGCCCTTCAGCCCGCAATACTGCTGGCCGCGCCGCACGTCATATCCATGCTCACGCAGCTTACGTGCCAGCTCATTTTCGCCTTCCTTGCCTTTACGATTGCTGTTCACCATACCTAATCACTCCTTAAAACGGCAAATCCTCGTCTGCCATATTGCCGCCGCCAATCCAAGCCTGCGGAGCAGCTTCATTCTCGGTCTGCTCAGCTCGTTTTCCTTTGGTGTCCGCAAAATACACATCACGCGCCACGATTTCCACAACATTGCGCTTGCTGCCGTCCTGCGCTTCATAGCTTCGCGCCTGCAGTCTGCCGGATACAACAACCTGGCTACCTTTACGGAAGTATTCCGCCAAGAATTTTGCAGTGCCGCCCCAGGCGATAACAGTAAACCAATCGCTTTCGCGGTTGCCGTCTTTATTCTTGATATCTCTGTCAACTGCGATGTTCACGCTTGCCACTTCTTTGCCACTCTGGGTAAATCTCAGCTCTGGATCAGCACCCAAACGGCCCATGATGTTTACGATATTCAGCATTGTTTTCGTCCTCCTTAATAACAAAAGTAAAATCCGTCAAATTCTTTCCAGGTGCCTTCTCCCTGGGGGAACTCAGCACACCACACCACGTTTTTCGGCACCGGTCGCTCGTCCATTTCAAGCACACGCTTTGCACACTCACGCGCTCTTTCCACTGCATGTGCCTCGTTGGGGGAGGCTGCACGCTCCGGCCACACAATACCGGTCCAGTACAAACGGCCCCACTGTCTTTTAGCAGTAGCCACTTCCTGGATCGTATCCTGGAAACGGTCGCTCTCCACACGGTTTAACACCACACATCCCACATACTCGCGCACTTCATCCGGAGTAGCGTCAGATCCTGCTTCCTGGTAGATGATGATCGCCAGTGTTTCTAAGTCCTCAGCAGTGTAGGAGGGAAGGGGAGTTTCCTCAACCACTTCCTCAACCACTTCTTCAACAATTACCGGTGCAGCCTCAACCACGGCTGCGTTTGCATCCTCGCCAGTGTAGATATAACCGATCCAAAAACCGATCACCACACACACCGCCAGGAGAAGGATAAATGCCACGGATATTGTTCTTTTCATTTGTCGTTCACTTCTTTCTTTTTATTGCGCACTTAGGGCAGATATATCCGGTGGCCGGCACTCTGCATCGTGCCGATACCACCCAGTCAAGCCCACACACTTTGCATATTTCTTTTCTGTGTTGACGCGGCTGCCCAACGTAAATAGCCCGCGTCATTCTTCACACCTGCAACCGCTTTCATCAATCTTCATTTCAAGCTGGTTTTTGGTTTCTTCCTCATGGATCTTCTTCAACAGGTGTTTCTGCTGCCGCAGTATTGCCATAGCTCTGCGGCGGTTGGTGTTATATTGCCGCCGCAAATCCGCCGGATCATCAGAAAGGTAATATCCTGCGCCGTCCTGCGCGTTGATGATGATAGCACCTTCCAGGCGCGCTTCTGCAATCATCTTGCGCACAGTTCGGTCAGGCTGTTTCAGCCTGATGCAAAGCTGCTCCCTGGTGATCGCATTTTCTTTGCCCACTTTCAACATATCAACTATGCACATTCTTGGTGCCTCCTTTAGCTTTCAAGCCATAAAGCCTGCACAATGTCTTGTCCATCACAATACCGCCGTCCAGGTGGTATCGCTCAAAAAAATCTTCATCCGGCATGCTGTGTGCCTCACCGTGATGCTCCCGGCACAATGGCAGCACTTCTAAACCTTCGTGTATAACGTCTGTTCGGTCGCGTCCCATACCAATGCGGTCAATGTGGTGCAGGTCAGTCGGTGCGCCACAAATGCAGCACTTCTTAGTAACCAAGCAGTGGTAGATATAATCCTGGATATCATCCGCATATTCCAGTAATGAAAAGCCGGTAGGGATATCCCAATCCAGGATAAACCGGATTAAGTACCTCTGAAACGCACAAACCAAACTCATAGGCGCGTTGGAGAGGGAGAATATCTTGTCTGCCGTCTGCTCCAGCTCGTCAGCCAGGAACTTCAGCTTCATCAGCTCTTTGGTCATGTCAATTCCCTGGCCGGTATAGTCTGCGATCTCACGGAGTAGCGCATAACACATCTTGCGTTGTTTATTGGAGAGGATACGGGAGTCCAGGGGCTGTACCAAACATTCCTTGAACTCCCGTTTGGTAAGTGTCAACCAATCATCCCACGGTGCGCGGATAAGTAACTCACCGCGCTTCTCGTCATAGCCGACGATGCGGGCCTTCACAGTTTCAACAGGGCTTCTCATTGTTCAGCCTTCCAAACATAAGCCCGGATATCGCGGGAGTTATTCCAGATCGCCAATCCGATGATCCGTCTGCCGTCCTCGCTGTATGCAATCTTCTCCACGCTAAACTTGTCATAACATTTGAAAGTGTCCTTGCCGAATTTGTCTTTGCCGGCACATCTGATATCTGCTTTCGCATCAGATACCCAAATAAAAGGGGAGGTATAAAGCTCTCTGCCAATGCCCCAATTAAAGCAGGCACGCTTGAAGCTATCACTTGCCAGGCCTTTTTCTTTCTCGGTGTTGCTTTCCACGCCGGTGTCCTCTTTTTCGATCCACTGGCTTTTCTCAGCATCCCAGATAGAAACGATGCAGTTAGCATTATCTCTGTTATGGTGTCGCTGCCAGTTCATAGGCCCCACGGTTTCGTCTAAAATAGTCTGATCCACACGCGCATCCTTGTAGAGCAGCAGCACCAGGCCGTTTTCTTTTGCACTCTGCACACGCACTTCAATTTCATCTGCACGCAGATTGCGGAATTTTAACTCACTCATTTTCTTCCTCCTGTGTTTCCACACGCTCAAGCGGACAATGGCTGCCCACATGCTTTTCCGGCCACTCGCAGATCTCGTCGTTCAGGCCACATTTGCGTCGGCTGGGAACGTAGAAACGACACTGCTTGCAAGATATGTCGTAGTTGCCACGGAAGTCGACCGGAAAGCCAACTTCCACCAGCGCAACAGCCTTGATATAACGGGCTACACCACATTCAAAATTAGCCATTAGTTTCAGCTTCTTTCTCGGCCTCGCGTTCCTCACAGAATCTTTCTACGCCTTCCTTGTCGGAGAGGAAAGCCAACGCTTCCAGCTTTTCACCTGGTTTCATTTTGGTGTATTCCAAAACAGCCAACTGAGCCACATAATAAATTTCACTTTTTTTCATAACGTTGCCGCCTTTCTTAGTCGTAATATAATTCTTCAAATGCGTCTACTTCTTTAATGCAATGTTCACAGCCCAGAATTTCATAATCCCGCTTGTAGAGGTATTCGCACACACGCCCACATTCCGAGCAAATAGGCTCCGGCATTTCTTCCGGCTCGGTATAAAGCACCATACCGTTTTCTAACATCGTCATTCCTCCTAAAGCTCTTTCAAGTGCTTGGTGCGGAAGTTCTTGCTGCCGTCCTTGCGGATGTTAAAGCAGTTTCCGCCTGCCAGTTCAGCAATTCGTCCGGCGATAGCCTCGTCCAGGATCAATAACTGCTGCAAGGTCTGTTCAGTAGATATAAGCGTTGGCTTTTCCTTCATGTATCTGTAGTTGAGGATCTCAAAAGCCAGGTTTATATCACCTGCAGTAACACCACCACTGCCAGCCTTGAACAAGTCGTCAATATAAAGCACTTCAACCTTTTTCAGCTCGTCCACACGTCGCTGATATTCAGCACTTTCCGTGATGATGGACTTGATAGCCGCAGCTTCATCACGCCACAACATGTATCGCACTTCCATCTGCTGTCTTAAGAGCTGTACCGCAATCGCAGTGCAAAGGAATGTCTTTCCGGCACCACTCTGACCACCGATGAAAAACCAGCCTTTAGGATTAGCTGCATAATCCTTGGCCGCTTGCAGTAGGGTAGCTTGCCAAATATCCGCAGTCTGGAATTTGTCAAAACTGTATTTCTCAACCACACCTTTTAGGCCGCTATCGCTCAATCGCTTCAGCATCTTCCTGGCCTTCATGCACTTGCAAGGCAGGCTCTTTTCATACCAATGGCCGTTGCGTTCCTCAGCTATCACTATAAAGCCCTTATTGTGGCATTTTTCACAATCGTAGCCGTCGTTAATATCTCCGGGAGATTTGTTCAAGCTGTCTGCCATTCTCTGCACGTACTCTTTTTCGGTGAGGTTAGAGGTATGTTCCGATTTCGGGATATTCATTTTCATGTCCCCGATTTTTTGCATTGTTACCATCCTCTCGTTTTTCCCAGGTCCGCACTGCTGCTTTCCAATCCTTCATGCCGGTGTTGCCAACTTTCCAACCTTTAGAAGCATAAAAGTCAATAAAGCGTTCCGGATCAACATTGTTCTTGCGTTCCTTGCAATAGGCTTGTACTTCATCAAGGGAAGGGGGAGAAAAGCGTTTAGTGGGGGAGGGCTTGTCCTCTATATCTATACTTTTCTTATCTACACTATACTTATCTATACTATACTGTGGTTCCAAACTGGTTCCGTTTTGGTTCCAAACTGGTTCCATTCTGTTTCCGGGGGGAAGATAAGAGGTGTTTTTCTCTGTATATGCTTTGTTTCTCTTAACGTCTAATGTTTCAAGAAGCTCTTGGTATTGCGTAGGTTTGTACCTGTCGCTTTTCAAGGTGTTGTGCATCCGCCAGTGTTTAATAACTATCACGCCGTTTTCAAAGCAGATAACAAACCGTTTAGCAATCAGTAGCTTCAGATCGTCGTCAGATGCACCGATTGTTCTCTGGATGCGCTTAGGATTATTGATAAATCCATCGTCGTCTGCCCGCATGTTCAAGTGAAAGTACAATGCCTGGGTAGATAACGGCATTTCCAGGAAAGCGTCGCTGTCGATGATCTTTTGCGTGAACATTCGTTTCTCAGCCATTCGCAGCTCCTTTCTTCTTCGCTCGCTCGGTAGCGATAATCAGATTAACAGCCGCGTCATGGATCGCTTTCATACGTCTTGCTCTTTCTTCATCCGTCAGCACCGGTCTGTGCAACGTGATAATCGCTTCCATACAATCCCTCCTTAAAACAAGGGTATGTTTTACTGCTTGTTCGATATGTCAAATTGTGCTTAAAGCCAAGTTTGTGGGTAAAAAAAATTACTTACCAAATTTGATATTGTCGATAGGCACACCGTATAGTTTCGCCATTTCCTTTCCCATAAGTACGTCAGGGATGGTTTCGCCGCGTTCATAGCTGCTCAAGGTTTGCTTAGTGATTCCCAGCTTAATAGCTACCTCTTTCTGGTCATATCCGGCATTCACTCGCGCTGCCTTTGCAGTAAGAATAATATCAGTCATTTGTACCTCCTTGTTGTTACTACAATTCTTACTCTGTGCTTAAAGCCAAGATTATTATAACATCCTCCATTTTAAATTGTCAATACTTTAAGCCAAATTTTTTGCTTTAGGGCTTGATAATTTTGAAACAATGATATAATATAAAGGTAGAAAAGGGAGGTGTAAAAAAATGGATGAAAAAGAAAAGACCAAAAAGATATTTGCGGCAAACCTTAACCGTTATATGTATAAAAGCGGCAAATCTCGCAGCGAGGTTAGTGCAGCCCTGGGAGTATCCTATTACACCTTTTCGGACTGGTGCCTCGGTAGAAAATACCCACGAATGGATAAAGTAGAAAAGCTGGCCGCATATTTTGGCTGCTTAAAGTCCGATCTTATTGAAGAAAAACAAGAAAAGCCCGCCACCGGTGAGGGCAGCGAGCTTTCTCCAGCCAAACGTGAGTTTATCGAAAGGCTGAAAACTATGTCTGAGGCAGATCTAAAACGTCTTGATATGCTTCTTCAGATTTTTGAGAAAGAAAATTCTTGAGTAATTCTTCGGCCTGTTCGTCCGACAAGGCCAAAATTCTGTCGATGATATCGTTTAACATTTGTCTGTCCTCCTTCTCGGGGCGGGCATTACGAGTGCAATTATATGCACAATCGTGTGTGAAAACAACAGTAAATTGTTACCAGGTTTTCCTTTAAAGGTTGCCCCCCACCGTGCCAGCGATG